GCTGCATCACATCGCCGTCAATATCATTAGCAAGAACAACAGCGAGGCGCTGACTAAACCGGCAGGCACGAGACTCGCCCATACCGGAGCCCTTGACGTTCTGGGGGCAGGTCGCGCAGCGATCCGACTGCTTGTTCGCAGACTCGGGGCTAGGCGTCTCGCCATCCGCAGACCAGCAGTCCGGGCCAGAGAGCGTCTCACCGTCGTACGCCTTGGCGTAGAAGGTACGACCGATCTTGGGGGCAGCGTTGACGACAACCACGTCCAGATAGCGTTCATCAATTGCAGCGACCTCCTTGCCACCTACGAGTAGACGGAAGACGCCGCCTTTGATCGACACCCGCTTGCCGCCGCCACCACCAACGCCACCTGCGAGGGACTTGGCGAGGTCGGACAGTTCGCCTTTCTTGGCGAAGGCGGGAACATTTGAACCAGAAAAAAGAGCGATGTTGCTCATAGTGCTTTCTCCTTAACGAGGCTTGGTAACAGCGATATCGAACTCGGCAGTGTTGCTGAGTCCAGGGGGATGCAGGCTGGGGTTCTCTTCCAAGAACGTCTGCATGTTGGTTTGCGCGATGCGCTTCTCAAGCAGATCGACAGCGTCGTGCTCGATCACAAACTTCTTGAAGCTGTCCCAGTCCTGGGTGTAGTACCGGGTCTTCTCCTTGAGCGTGATCGTGCCGAAGTCGGTGCGAACAGACTTGGTACCGAGCGCCATCATCTGATCCTTCATGGCGTTCTTCACCTCTTGCTGCTGCTCCTTGATGTTCTCGATCTGCTTGTCGAGGTCTTGGATAGCCGTGCGCATCTTGGTGTACATGCGCACGAGCTTGTCCATCGGGATGGTTTCTTCGGTCATTGCTTTCTCCTTATCTTTGTGTCTAAGAGTATACAGTGTCCAGAGTCGATTACAACCCCCTTTCTTGAATTTCGCTGTTGAACAGGTCAACGAGCAGTGCGTTGTCGTCCACCTTGGCGGTGAGCGCCTTGAACATCTTCTTCTCCACGGGCGAGCCCTCGATGTGGATGACGGTCACCTTGTCGGCGTTCTGTCCCTTGCGGTCAGCCCGTGCGATGCACTGGGTGTACTGCTCCACGCTCATGAGCGGCCCGTAAAAAATAACCGTGTCGGCAGCGGTCAGCGTGATGCCGTGCGCTGTAGCCGCAGGTTGCATGACGAGCACCCTCGGGTTGGGCTGCGTCTGGAAACGCTTGATGATGTCGCCGCGCTTGGTGGCTGTCACGCCGCCGTGAATCTGTTCGTTGGCGATCCCGTTTTTGTTGAGGTACTCGCTGATGGCGTCGATGGCGGAGCGGAACAGGGCGAAGATGATCACCTTCCTGTCCGTTTGTTCGAGTGCTTCCATCAGGACGTTCAGGCGCGGGGTAGCGTCGAACTCAACCACCTCCTTGTTGTCGGTGTAGGCCACGCCTGCTGAGATTTGCAGGAGTTTATTTAACGCAGCGGCAGCGTTGACTGCCGTGATCGTCTCGCCTGCGGCCATGACCAGCATCTGGGTCTTGAGCAGGTTGTAGTACTTGGCCTGCTGCGGCGTGAGCGGCACCTCGCGGGTCATCGTCACCACGGGCGGCAGGTCAAGGCACTGCGCCTTGCTGTAGCGGATGGCAGGCTGCAGCGCCTCGAACACCTTGTCGGCAGCGTCGAGCTTGGGCGCCCACTTGAACATCGTGATCTTGTTCATCACGGCATCGCGCCAAGCGGTGTAGAACTTGGGCACCCCGTTGGGGTTGACCAGCTTGGCCAGACCGTAGGCGTCCACAGGACTCTGCGAAGCAGGCGTGCCGGTCATCATCCACAGGTAGGTGTCGGGCTTGATGATGGAGTTCAGCGCCTTCCACCGCTTGGTCTGCGGGTTTTTGTAGGCGTTGGCCTCATCAACAATAACTAAATCAAAACGCCCATCAGCGCGAACTTCGTTCGCAATCAGGCTCAGGCCCTCGTAGTTGATGATGACGAACTCGTAGTTCTCTTGGATCAGTTCAATCCGCCGTGCGGCCTGGGCATGGTGCGCCACCACCGCGCTGCGGTGGATGACGCTGTTACCCAAGTCCTGCATCCAGGCGCTGTGCATGATCGACAGCGGACACAAAATCAAAACCCTCCTAACGTCGCCACGCTTCATCAGGTAGTCAGCCGCCCACAGGGCAGACAGCGTCTTGCCCGTACCGGGATCGTTGAAGACGAACGCACGGCGGTGCAGCGTGAGGAAGGAGGCAGTCTCCTTCTGGTGGGACATCGGCGTGTAGCGCCCGGGCCACTCGTAGCGCCCGTAGATGGGAGACGGTACGTTCTTCACCCCCAGGTTGCGCAGCACACGCGCTTCATCCAGGCCCCAGTACACGGCTACGTCGTAGCCGCCACCTTCACGGGGCAGCGCCTTGCTCTTGGGGATGAGGGAATACTTATCCGGGTTGCGCGTCTTGAAGACGAGCAACCGGTTCTCAACGACTTCCATGCTTTCTCCTGTTGTTACTTGTCCCCGCGATTGGCCTTGACGCTGCGCATGCGCAGGTTGGTCTTCGCGGAGGTGCCGCCCTTGCTGAGCGGTCTGATGTGATCTACGTCCTTGCCGTCACCCTTCTTGGCTGCACCCGTCTTCTCCATCACGCGCCGCGCCTTGACGCGCTCGGCTCGGTTGGCGATCTGTTCGGGCTTGCCGTGGTACTCGGCGTATTCCTTCTTGTAGTCACGCGTGGCCATGCTTGGCTCCTAGTGCTTGGGGTTGAACGTGCAGGTGGCCACGGGGCACCATCCGCACAGAGGGGACTGTGATGGGTTCCACACGTCCGTGGCGTGCGCTGCTTCGAGCTTGGCCACACGCTCACGGTAGCGCCACCATGCTTCCTCGGCCTCACCGCGCAGCATGGCGTGGGTGGTCATCGACTCCTTGACCAGGAAGAAAAGCGCCGACTTCACTTGCCTGATGTGGGGGAAGTGCGTGAACACCATGAGGGACATGAGGATCAGTTGATCCCGGTCGGGGTACTTGTTGTTGCCCGTCTTCCAGTCAACCACCTTGGCCGACAGGTTGTCGTCGTCAATGATCAGCAGGTCGGCGATGCCGCGTACCCAACGGTTGGGATCGTTGAAGCCGCAAGGCTGCAGGTCACGCGTGACACCCATCTCGTGCTCGAACAACTTCCTCCCCGGCTTGTTCAACACCGCGTCCACCACCGGCTTGAACTGCGCGTACTTCTCGGGAATGGGCGTGCCGTCCTTGCCGTAGTCCTCGATGGCCTTGTGCACATCCTTGCCGTAGATGGTGTGCGTCGTCTCTTGGAACGGGTAGTTCTTGAGAACCTTGACCTCGTGGTAGCGCCGAGCGCAACCCTCGAAGTCCTTCAGGCCGCTGTGGCTCCACGTGATGTTTGTTTCGCTCATTTGAATTTGGCTGACTTGATGGCCTTGGCAAGGCGCCCTGAGAACTCGGTGACGAAGTGCTCGTTGTCGTGCAGGCGGTGACCCATGTCGTAGAGGATGGCGTGTGTGACCTCGTGCCAGAAGGTGTCGTCGATCTCAGCGTCCGTGAACTTGCGCCCTGTGAGGTTGCTGCTGGCGCCGATCTCGATGCGACCCAGGTCGTAGTAGGTGCGGCCCATCGTCGCCTTGCGGCGCATGGACTCGACTACGTCAACGGAATACATTTGCTTACCTACGCGGATGCGGACGGGGATGTTTGGCATGCTTTCTCCTTTGTTTAGTCTTTGGTCATTCCATACCGCTTGTGAACACCGACCCCCGCATCAAGCGGGATGCCCGGTAAATATGGCGGCTCCATAGTCATCTGCGCCAAGACCCAAGTCTTAGCGTAATCTTCGTCTCCTTCCGGTATCACGGCGATCAATTCGTCATGCACCGTGCCTACCAAAGGGTACTTCTTCGCAACCCTTAGCATCCCGTCTGTCATGACGCAGCGCGCCGTGCCTTGAACAATGTTGTTGGTGATCTTCCCGGCGTACAGCTTGATGCGCTTCTTGCCGTCAGCGTACGACCACTGGGATCGACCACCCTCGTCCTTGTCCTGGCGGAGATCAGGATACCGCATCGCCATGCCACTTGGCAAGACGATTTGTTCCTTGCGGAACGTGATGCACTTGTGCTTGTATTCCTTGCCCCGGTACAGGCTGTACTCGATCAGTTCCTGGCACAGGTTCCAGAACTCCACCACGGGCTGCGAGGCGGCGCGGTACTTGTCGATAATGGCCTTGGCCGCTAGGCAGTGGATGGCCAACTCCAGGGTAGAGCAGGTGTGCGGGATGGCCTCCAGCTTCTTGAGGTTCTCGTCCCACTCTAGGAAGCGCCTGACATCCTCGCCCGTGACGCCCAGAACCTTGGCGTCCTCCTTGGTGTAGCGCAGCGGCTTGGCGCCCAGGAACCCCACCAGAAGCTGCGCGGCGAACGACGCCCAGCCCAACTGATAGCCCGCCCCGATCAGCGCGCTCTTGGCTGCTTGCCGCTCCACGGGGTGCGTGTCCTTGGTCAGGCCCGGGATGCCGAACATCTGTGCGCCGAACTGGGCGTAGGCATCACTCCCTGATCTAAAAATATCCAACAGCGCGTCGTTGTCCGACAGCACGCCGAGCACACGTGGCTCGATCTGCGCCAAGTCCCCTGCAACTAAAAGACTACCCTGCGGGGCCATGATGGCGTTGCGCAGGAAGCTGCCACGCTTGAGGTTCTGCATGTTGATGGCCGACCCCTTGCTCGCCGTCCACCGCCCGGTGCCTGCGCCGAAGTAACTCAGCGGGACCGGCAACCGGCCACGGTGCGCGATGTCGAGGAAGCGTTGTGCACGCGTGCGCTCACTGGTGGACTTGACCTTCAGCCTTGCTTGGCACAGCAGCATCACGTCTTCGTTGTCGCTGTTGAGCAGCGCCTGAAAGAGGGCGTCATTTTTCGCAAGCGCGTACGTTTCAAGCCCCGTGGTCTTGCTGGTTTTGATCGGCGGAGGAACTCCGATTTGTTCGAGGAGCGCAGCAAACTGGTCGTTTGAAGCAAGCGCAGCCTCATCCACGCCGAGCCTCTGTAGCAGTCCTTCACGGGCTTCCCTTTCTTCTACGATGGCCGCTTTCAGCATCCCCCGGTCGAGTTCCAGCAGCGGCCTCGTGTACATCTTGAGCGTGATGTCGATGAGGCGCAGTTCCTTGGGCGGGAACCCGGGCATCAAGCGATCAAAGATCGCTTCGCACAACGCCACGTCGTGCTTGCAGTAGTCAGCCAGTTCCTGCTCCACCTCGAAGGAGATGGACTCCAACATCCCGTCCGTGCTGTGCACCGCCTGACCCTTGGGTGGGAGTTCAAACTCGGCAGCAAGCGTAGCCAGACTATTACCCACCTCGATGCCGCGCAGCGCGCGGGCCATGCTGAGCGTGTCGAAGATGAAGGCGGGTTGAACCCCGAAGCGCCAGGACAGGATCGTCACGTCGAACTGGGCGTTGTGTGCCAGGACTGCCGTCTCGTTCCAATTTATTCCATCGGCCCACGCCTGGATGTCCTTGCCGCGCACCCAGACGGCAGCACCTTCTTCCCCCACCTCTTTCCAGCACAACCCCCAAGCCTTGAAGCGCGGGTCGCGGACGTACTCCTCGGTGGTCATCTTGGACAGGGTGTATTCCTTCCTGTCCCAGGCAGTCTCAAAGTCAAGCGCGATCACTCGCGTGAAAGGTAGGCTCATGCTTCTCCTTAGTGTTTTGTTTCTGTCTCAGTCGTGATCGCGTCCTCGATGAAGACGTTGAGCGCCGTGTTGACTATGCGCACCGACTCGTCGTATGAGGCGTTCAGCCCCATCGTCGTCATGCACTCGCCCTTCTCAAGCAGTATGAGCACGCCTTGCGTGTTGTCTTCCGAGAAGGCGCGGAACAGCGTCTTGATGGCGTGGATCAGCGCCTCCTTCTTCTCCGGCTCCATGTTGGCGACCTCCGCCTCCATGTAGCGCCCGTAATCTTCATTGTTCATGTAGTTGACTCCTAGCATCTAACCACCCCTGTAGTTCGTTGATGTTGTCCTCGTTGATCACGAGGGTCGTGCCGCCTGCCGTGCGTATCTTGAGCATCTCGGCTTCCTGCAGGGCGGTTGGTTTGTTCTTGCCTGCCTTGCACTCGATGGCCAGGAAGTGGCCATCGCAGCAGGCGATGATGTCGGGGATGCCCACCCTACCGTAGCCCGAGGCCACGGGGAAGAAGTAGTAAACCTTATGGGCATTGAGCAGTGTCACGCACTGCTTCTTGACCTTGACTTCGGGGGTTGTAGCCATCGGGCAACTCCAGTTTGTAGACCCACAAGCCATCGCGTATGCGCTTCCTGTGGACGGTGTATTCACCGAACTTCTTCTTGCGAAGGTCGCGTATGCGGGCGCTGACCGAGGCATCGGAGCCGCCACATCGAACCACCAACTCGGCCAGCGTGTGCCACTGGCCATCGAACATCACATCTCGAACACGGCCTAGCTGCGTGAGCAGCCTATCCTTGTCTTTCTCTGGGTCGTAGGTGACCCCGCCAAATAAGCCCATTGCTTTCTCCTTTGGTTGTGGGTGAGGGGGTGATGCAGATTCCTAGCCCCCTCGGTCTAGGTAAACGGATGCTTGCGCAGCAAGTACTTTCAGGCGGCACTGTGCAAGCGGTAAAAGTGGGTCGCATCTGCAAGGCTTGCCACCGTTACCAAACCAACGCGCCGCCTATGATTTCTTTGCCTGCTCTACCTCAAGCAGCTTGTCGATGTAGTGGCGCGCCTTCTTGAGGTCTTCTATTCCGTTCTTGTGTCGCCATCGACTGAGGTACTTGACGGCGTTGCCATCCAAGTAGCCAAGATTCCAGTCAATGATGGCGTCCCAGGGTTCGATTTGGAACTGCTTGTAGTGGTTGCCCGCGACTTGCGTATCGTTTGCTCGTGGCGGTGGGGGTTGTTGTGCAGGTCCAGCCGCAGGTCTTTCGGCGTCCCCACTGTCGTGAACCTTTGTTTGCACTGTGAGCATTCATATCTCCTTCTCTTCAGGCCACCAGTTGTGGCTCTAACTTCAAGGGCGTGGGCTCTCGCTCCACACTCGGGGCACTGCATGATGTCAACATCTCCATGAGTTTGATCTGCTTCTTCTTGGTGCGGTAGGCACGCTGCCGCTCGGCCTGCGTCTTCTTCTGACGCCGCTTGTCGTTGCCCACACCAAGTTTGTAGATTTTCGCCAGATCACGGCCACGTGGGTCTTTCTCCCAGGCAGCAATATGGGCGGCACCCGCGCGATGCAACTCCCTGGTGTATTGGCACACGGTCACGTAGTGAAGGCCCGTCATCTCAGCCAGTTCGGTACACGTGTAGGTGCCTTCGAGGAGGAGCTTGATCAACTGCGCCTGCATGATCGCGTTGATCTTGATCTGGCGCTTGCCTTTGGGGCTTGGTGGGTTCAAGTTTTTTTCCTTAATCGAATCAGTTCGTCAAGCATCCGCTCCATCTGATCTGCGGCGTGTAAATGGAACGGGCTGATGGGGATGGCGCGTGCGAGGGTTCTCATCATGCCGATGGTCACCCGCGCTGATCTCTCAGACACTTTTTGTTTTGGCTTTGGCTCCGCATCGATCTGCGCCAGTACCTTGGCCCCTTTCTGGTTTGCGTTGTGGTCGCCGCTCATTCCCGCCCCCTTGCTCTGATGGCGGCGGCGATGTACTTCGGGTGCTGCACAGCCATGTCTTCAATCAACTCCGCACACGCCTCACGTTCGGCCAGTACAGCCTTCTCAATCAACTCCTCTACGCTCACGGTCAACATCTCTTCCGGTATCTCGCCCACCTGCATCTTGCCGTCGGCGTCTTGGTAGTAGCCGTAAGTGCGGAACTTGTACTCAGCCATGAAGGTCTGCTTTCGCATGTGCTCCACTGCACGCATGGCTGTCAGTTCACCAAGGTAGTCGTAGCAGAGCGTCTCCAGGCGTTTGTTCTCCGCATGAAGGCGGCGCAGTTCAGCAGCGGCTTCTTCGTGATGCGCGGATTTCTTCAGGTCGTTGTCAATCAATTCAGCCAATCTCAACGCTTCACTCATACCAACCCCCACAAATAACTGATCAACATCATCAGCGTCACGAACGGGGCGAGGAACACCACGACCAAGACGGTGATCAGCCAGTACAGGACGATGAATTCACCAAGCCATTTCATGTAAGCCACCCCGCCCAGTGCAGGAAGTACACCAGGGCGAAGAACAGGAAGCCAAGGGCGCCCAGCATGGCGGCGAGCCAGCCCAGTTCGTCGAGTCCGTCATCTTCGTTGAGTCTCTGCATGGTTTGCTCCTATGGGTTCAGGCCGCTACCCGCGTAGCGTCTGCCTGTTTACTATTGATTCGGTTATCCACCTCTTCGAGCAGTTCAGCGATGTCCTGATCGAGCAGGTGCAGCTTCTGCGACCAGCGGGCGATGGTCAACTGGATGTCGCGCAGCAGTTCCTCCTTCTGGGATTCGTTGCTTATGACCTCCGACGTGAGGCGGTAGCCTCCGCCACTCTCTCGATCAGTCGGCAGACTGACGAACGCCCGCACGGATACGGGCTCGCCCTCCACCAGCGTGATCTTGCACCGCTGAATCAGCGAGCGTGCCTGCTCCCTGCGGTAGTTCTCAGCAGCCTTCGTGTCGTCCCACTCAAAGTGTTTGTGCAGGATGCTGTCGGCACTGCTTGCCTCAGCGATCACGTCCTCTACCTTGAGCACGCCGCCGTTGCGCCGTGCCATGTCAGTCAAAAGTTTCCGTTCCTCTTTCATGCTTTCTCCTTAAAAAGTTAAATGCCTGCGGTACCACACCGCGCCCGGCCCTGCGATGCCTTTCCTTGCCTTACCTGCCGTGCGTTGCCTCGCTTCGCCGCACCTCGCCCGTCCAAGCCGGGCCTTTCCTGACCTGCCTCGCCTAGCCTTACCTGACCGCACTGGAACCCGCCTAGCCTTGCCTGCCGTGATGTGCCATACCTAGCCCGACGCTGCCGCTCCGAGCCCTGCCAAGCCTGCCTTGCCGAAACATGCTCTGCCCTACCAGAACTAGACTAGCCCAGCCCCGCCTGCCTTGCCGTACCCAACCGTGCCTCGCCCGAACCCGCCTGTCCACGCCAGACCTGCCTTGCCTGTCCGGGTCGATCCAAGCCCCGCGCCGCCTTGACGCACCTGCCTTGCCTCGCCACGCGCTGCCGAAACGCGCCTATTCGCGCCTAGCCCCGCCTGCCTTGCTGAACCGTACTGCACCGCGCCTAGCCAGGACGAGCCGAACCTGCCTAACCGGGACGGGCCTGTCGATACCAAGACGAGCCTAGCCTGCCTTATTGGATGCCGTACTTGGCGACCACTTCCTTCTCCCGATCACTCGGGACTACGTTGAACAGACCGAACCCGCATCCGGCAGAAGCCTTGCTGTCGGGACGGCCTGCACCGATACCCACTTGCATCCCACACCGGGAGACAAGGTTCAAGACATCGGCCATCTTGAACTGATCCATGTCGTACCGGACACGCAGACGCGCGGCCCAGTTGCGATACATGGGACGGGAACGCACATCGACCACACCCGTAGCGTTACGAGTATGCGCCGTGTAAACCTGACTCTCGCCGTAGATGCGCACGAGGGGGACGCCATCGTTCTTGTCGAACCCATCGGCCTCGATGAACGCAGACAACTTGGCCAGCGTCATCTTGAACCCCACGAGTCGGCAGGCGCTGATCATGGCGGCACGGAACGCGGCGGCGTTCATGCCCTCCCACCCATCGATGCTGCGATAGCGCGCCTCTTCGGCTTCCTTGTCGTAGTCCCGTGCGTCGCGGGCCTTCTTGTTCTTGGCTGACTGGCCCTCGGCCATCTTGGCCATGAGTTCAGCCTTCTTGCTGAACCGCTCCACCACCAGGGGCGCAGCGCCCTCGATGTAGAAGTCGGTGACGCCGAACTTCGGCGGGCTGATGATGCAGGTTTCTTCTTTGATCATTGCTTTCTCCTAGAACAGTGCTGGTGGTAGTCCCGCCACCGGATCGGGTTTTTGTTGTTTTGGTTGCTTGTACGGTCGGCCCTTCCACGTTGGGAAGGGCCAGACCTTGGGTGGTGGGTCTAGTGCTTCTTGGGCAGGTCGAGTGGTTTTGCGAGTAGCCATCGGTCACCCAGTTGACGAACGCTCTTGACCCACTGCCGTTGGTTGTGGCGCTGCGTGTGCAGCGGCACATAGTCCACGGCGAACAACTCACGTACCAGTTTCAATGCGCGTGTTTTCATTCTGCTCTGTCCTCCTCGGTTCTTTCCGCTTCGTTGATATCGGTGATGTCCCAGTCGGCTTCATCGGGGTCGCCATCGACGTACTCCTCCAAGTTGTTGAGGAGCTTTTCCGCTGCTTCTTCCGCAGAGGTGCCGCTGACGACAACGGTGATGTAGGACTCGCGCCTGAGTTCGATCTCGTAGAACTTCATGCTCAGACCCTCCCGAAAAACAGCGCAGTGAAACGCTGACGCCATGTCAGGTTGTAGTGCGGCTGCGGTACCTCGATCTCGATGTACTGCGTCTTCACAACCGGCTCCACCATCGGCGTGGTGGGCGCGGGAACCTGCTTCGCATACTTTCCGCTCTTGGTGTACTTGCGCTTGGGCGCGCCGTTGCGCAGTTCTGCCTGACGCTCCAGCTTGCGCTTGGCCCTGGCTTTCCTGGCCCTCACCCGGTCATGGTTCTGCACGCTGAAGACGTACTGCACTTTGCAGCCGACCTCCTCGGCGATGTCGCTCTTGGATTTGGTTTTGTCTTTGAGCAGGGTGCGGATGAGTTCCGCCTTGTTAATCTTGGTTGGGGTTGTTACGGTTTCGGTCATTGCTTTCTCCTTTGTGGTTGTGGGAAGTCCAAGTTTAGACAGAAGCAACCGAGGGCGCAAGCCCTCGGAAGAAGAGATGTTGATAGTGAAAGAGACGGTCTTCACGCTGCAGCCAGAGCCAACTCAACTGCGCGGTTCTTGAGCGTGTCGCCCTGGCCCCACAGAGCAGAGGCGGTGCGGTTCTCATCCGAGTGAGCGCGGATGTGGTGGTCAGCGTACTCGGTGACCGCGTTGAGCCAACCCCATGCAGTTTCCTGCGCTGTCTCAAGCATCGCGCCCTTGGCTGCGCCGTTGAACAACTCCATCACGCGAATGAAGCCACGCGACTCCTTGACCTTGTCGGCGTCCTTGGTTGTGCCGGTCTTGAAGAGGTGCATAGTCAGGTCTTCTGCCAAGGGGCGTGCGACCTTGATGCCCGCCAGTTGGCGGCTCATCTCCATGAAGGCATGGAACTCAGCGTTGGCGTTCTCCAACACATCGCGCACATCTTCAGGCTTGAACTCACTACGGTGCGTCACCCGCACTGCTGCCTTGCCCTCGCGTGCCATGCTCAGGGTGTTGTTGCACACAACCCGGACGGTAGTCCACCGTGCCTCGGTGGCCAGGGAGCCATCGGCGGAGGTAGACAGGAGAGCGTAGGGCACGATCCTGTCGGAGTACCCGTCAACACAAACCCCCGCTGCCATCTTCGCTGTGGCGAAGTACCGCTTGCCACCAAACAAGACCCCCGCACTTTCAATCGTCATGCCACCTGCCGTGGCCCAGTCGCGGAAGAACTCCAGCACCTCACGGGGCTGCACCACCTTGTAGGAATCAGACACCACGCCCAGGGCATCCTTGGTGTCGCTGCGGAACAGCACCACCTTGTCCTTCACTACCTTCATGGCGTCAGCCGACTGGCCACGCTCGGTGGCGTAGCGAACATAACCGCGCTGCACTTCATAGTTCATACCGGCTTCCTCTTGCCATTTCTCAATGGACTGACCGGGCAGCATCAGTTGCCCCAGGCCGTGCCATTCCCTCTGCGTACTTGCGTATTGAGCGACGTTGTTTTTGATCATGATTTGATGAGCCATGTTGCTTTCTCCTAGTTGAGATTGCCGCTGATCCGCAGCGGCTACGGTTGTCCAGAAGTGGACAGTGTAACCCCTTCCCACGGTTGTGGGAAGGGTTGGGTGAAAAAAATTTCAGGTCAGGTCGAACAAGCGGTGCTGAAGGTTGGCCATGTACTCCGCCTCTTCGTTCATGCCTAGCGCCCTGAGGTAGTGCGTGAGCAGGCTCGACGCCATCAGCGCGTCGCTTGCGGTGCGCTTCAGATGCAGGTTCGTGAGTCCCGCAAGCAGGTCGGTGCGCTCGTTCGCAGTGAGTGAGTCGATGAAGTCTTTGGTTACTCCGTTGGTCATTTGCTTTCTCCTTAGCTGACGCTGACCTCGAAGGACAGGTCGCGCACTGCGTCCCGCACGTTGCTATCCAACTCATCGCCCCTCACGAAGTCATCGAAGTCGGGCAGGTCGTCCACCTCGTTGGCGATGTTGTCGTAGCGGTCATGGTCGTACTCCTCGCAGTGGGCGTTGATGGCTTCCTCGATCTTGGCCTCGACCATGCTGCCCACCAGTGGGGTGACCAGTTCACGCAGGGCGTCCATGTCTACGGTGACGTTCGTCTCCGGCTTGGGCTGCGCCTCCAGTGCCGCCTTGATCCGCGCGTCGATGTGCTCGTTGAGTGCAGCCAGGATAGCGTTGAGGATAGGGTTGTTGGTTTCATTCATGTTGCTTTCTCCTAGTTGATGTGCCACTGAACCGCAGTGGCCACGGATGGGGACAGGCGTCCCCGATCTCAAATGCCGTGCGTACTACGGAAGTACTCGTCGTAGAAGCGCGTGAACAGGTCAGGGAACGCAGCCTTGAGTCGCTCCTTGTTGCTGCGGTCTGCGCACATGTACGCCTCGGCGATGTGCTTGGCGAAACTCCCACCCGTGCGCATCAGGTGCGCTGCATGCAGGTGGTCGTCGTCGGTCTTGGGCTTGCGCCGGATGTATTCGAGGTTGTCTTTCACGCTGTTGCCTCCTCTTCCTTGTGCTTAACCACCCGACCACGCTTGTCGAACTCGACCTGGGCCAGGACGAAACTGCCCTCGACTTGAGGGCGATACCACTCGATGTCGTACGCCGCGCTCTTCTCACACGGCACGTACCACACCCAGTAGGTTTCCTTCTGCTTGTCCATGTACTTCATGGCTTCGTGCAGGTCTTCGCTCGTGTGCCACCGGAACACGGATGTGAGCAGGAAGTGGAAGGTGGGTTGGGGGTGCTTGACTAGCTTCATGGTTCAGTCCTCCGTAATCATCAGGTCAATGAACTGCTCCTCGACGAAGTCAGTATCGACTTCGGTCACGGGCAGGCGTGTGCCTTGCCACCACAGGTACACATCACACTCAGGCGGCAGGTTCTTCAGTGCTTCGATCAGGTCTTTCACTTTCATGGTTACTCTCCTTGCTTGGGGTTGTAGGTCACTACGTTGCACAAGTTCTGCGCGATGGCATACGTGTCGTGGCCATGCGTAATGGCCCATTCACCACGTGCTTCGGCTTCCTCGAATGTGAAGAAGGTCTTGATGAAGTCAATACGTTGGAAGTCGGCGTGGTGCTCGCCGTCCTCCTCGTAGGTGGCGGCGTCGCCAACGATCAATATGAAACGGTTCATGGTTGGTTTCTCCTAGTCAAACGGGGACATGTGTCCCCAAACAAGGGGGCCGAAGCCCCCCACTCATCAGGCGCAGACGATCTTCTTGATCTCCTTGCGCACGACTTCTTCCTCGTAGCCCTCGACCACTATGCGGCAGGTCGGCGAGTCGCTCTTCACGTAGGTGAACAGCATGACGCTGATCTTGAAGGTGGTGGGGATGTGGTACGCGCCGCAGTTCTTCTCAATCCAACGCGTGTGCTTGCTCGGCTTGGGCGTCCAGGGGATCTCGCGGTTGAAGCTGAAGTCCCGATTGGGCGTGTCGCTGTTGGCATAGTCAGAAGTCTGCGACGCCCACTCATCCCCTGCGAACTTGGCGAGCAGCTTGACCAGTTGCTTGTCCTTGAAGGACTCCAGGCCGATCAGGCGCAGGATGAAGGTGGCGCTGTCGCTGTAGTCACTGACGCTGAAGCGCACCTCCTTGCGCAGGGCAGGGGGGAACATGGCGAGGATCTTCTTGACCTCGGGGTGGCGAGCAAGCTCGACCCGCATGGCGCTCTGATGAGCATTGATGGTGGCGTTGCGTTGTGCTGCTTGAATCTTGTTCATGGTTGGTTTCTCCTAGTTGCAGTTAAACAAGGGGCCGAAGCCCCGACAAAACCGGGTCACCGTGACCCGGAAATCTGAATGACCTTGGCCATCTTCCTGCCGTGTGCGGGGTAGGTGATGACGTTGATGGACTTGTCCCAACAGGCGCGGCACCCGTCGCACTTGCCTTCGCGGTTGTAGGCGCCGCAGATGAAGGTGTGTTTGGGCTTTACCCCCGACGGCGCTATCGTGCTGCCGTGCACGCCAGGGGTGAAGTCCCCCGACACCGAGTCGGAAGAGAAACGAACGGCCACGTTAGGAAGCGCCCGCATCTCACTCAACACCGCCTCGAACTTCGGGAACTTCGCCATCCGGGTGGGTAGCCAGTGCTTGGTGTCGGGCGTCTGGCGCATCACCGCCAGGATTTTCTTGGCCAGCGGCAGCGCGTACATGTCGCCGCTGTCGAACCATCGGAAGAACCGCTCACCCTGCAGCGCAGCCACCATGTCCGTGGTCCACGCGGGACGGCGCCAGTCTTCGCGATTATGTTGTCTTGGTTGTTTGACCGAAGGTGTGAGGTATCTCCCCGTTGTGGCGTAGCACCCGCTGCAGGCGGGGACAAGCGCGCCATCAGAACCAATCGAACCAGGACACGTATCCAACGCCTCAAGCGACCACGACTTGATGCCGTCGAGCTTGCTCGTCACACTGATCTTCATTTGCTTTCTCCTTCTTCGGTTGGTTGAACTTCTCTCACAGGCGAGCCCATCACTGGGCGCTGGCCACACCGAGGACACCACTGCGTGGCCTCACCCGACAGGTTGGGCGTGTGCTTGGCGAGCACTACCGGGGCAGTCCACGCGTGGCCACACCCGCACTCCCAGTCTCGTACCTTCATGCTGTCTCTCCCGTCAGCGGCAGATATCCCAGCTTCAACTCCTCGACTGCGCCCCACCCCCAACGCTTGAGGTTGACGGGCACGCTCTTTTGGGTGGCGTTGTACATCGCCTCGGCTTGGCGCTTGGTCAGCCTGTCCCAGTAGGTTTCCTCACCGGTGGTTGTCTCGATCCAAAAGGTGTAGTTGGTTTCAGGTTTGGTCATGGCTTTCTCCTTCGTTGGTTGTGATTGCGACATTTGTCGCAATCGTTTTACTTCTTCCAATACAGAATCCACGGGTCGCGTGGTGCGCGTGTTCCCGGTATTACCGGGCATTTGTTGTACAACTCCTTCAAATAACTAAAAATCAACGGGTCGATATAAGTAATCGGGTTACTCTCCTCGGCGGTTGGTTTTAATGGGGCGCCCATTTCATTGGCGCGTACTTCAGCGGATTCAATAAGGCTTTCCAATACCTTGATGTACTCCTCGAAAAACTCGATGTAGGGTTTTCGTTCGGGCCTGCCTTCGACAGCCTTGCCATACCGAGCAAGCGCAGCCCTGGCCCACCGCACCTCGGTGTACGCCTGCTCAAGGATGGCCAAGCGCCAGTTCGCCCGCCGCTTGCGGGCATGCCTCGTGTACTGCAGGTCGGCGAGCTTGCTGTTGTAGTTGTGATCCTTCTCGCGCTGGTTCATCTCATTGATGAACGCAACCGAGTGGGTGCGGTGGGATGTTTCGAGCGCCCGCTTGCGCTCCGCCGGGGTCATCTGCTTGAGTGTCTTGGCCGGTGTGCAGCCACTGCAGGTGGGCATCACGCGGAACTTCATCATGTGCCAACGTCGGAAGAAGCGGATCGGGTACTCGTTGCCGCAGTACAAACACCGCTTGAAGACGGGGGAAAGGTCGATCTCAGAGGTCATGGTTTACCCTTGTTTGGTGGTAGTTTCACAGGAAATGGCCCGGGTACGAGCAACCGTGGACGCAAAAGTGGGTAGAGCAAGTTGTTGATTTGCATAGGGAAAAGGGGGTTGACTACCACCCTACCCTCGGCGCAGAAAGTGTAGCAAAGGGAAAGGAGGAAAGGAAGGACAGAAGGAAGTCACACACATACACATAAATATTTACCTACCACTACATATATATAAATAAAGGTTAGGTGGTAGTAGTAGTGTGTATGTTTTTGCAAATCAAGGACTTACGCTACCCACTTGTGCGTCCACGGTTGCTCGCACCCCGGCCAAGTACCAGGAACCTTACAAAATGTCGCCCGATCCCAGGGTCGGGCGACAAAGGCGGCGATTGCGACAAATGTCGCAATCAAGGGGTGCGCAGCCAAGTCCTGCGCTCCCAGTACTTGATCTCCTCCTTGCCTTCGCGCTCCTCGATCTCGCGGATTAGGCGTTCCCTGATCCTGTTGAGTTCCTCCTTGGCCTTGGGGTTTGGGTGCATGCCGCGCAGGGCACGCTGTTGGTGGCGGTTGGTGTGGGGCATGGTCTAGTCCTTGTAGATGTTGAGCCAAGTCAGTGCTTCCTTGCGGGTGGAGCACTCGCGTACGGTGCGGTCGCCCACCTTGACGATCCACTCGATGAGCGGCGTGGTTCGGTGGTTGTAGGTTTCGCGCCGGTACAGCGCGGCCTTGCCTATGGTTTGCTTGAGTTCAAGCATGGTTCACTCCTCAGTAGGTGAAGCCGACCACCACGAGCGTGGTGGCTTTGAGATAGATGGCGCGGCTGATGTCGTCGGTGTCCACCAGGGTGTAGGTCTTGGTGGCCCGGTCATAGTCGCCCCTGCGGTAGACGGTTTTGGCTTCAGGCTTGCGCTTGATGAAGTCTCCGGGCTTGACGCGGCGAAGGGGAATGGTTTGCATGGAATCCTCCAGTGTCAAAAGCGGCGAGGAAAGGGTCGGAATAACGCAACCCCCCTCGCGTTCGGGGTTGCGCCAGGAAAATTCGATTGCGACACTTGTCGCAATCACAGCGTCCAAGCATGGGCCAGGGCTTGAGCGGCCAGGGTGCGCATGACCTTTTCGTCGTAGCCACGGGCGCGCTTGACCAGGGTCACCGCAGCAGCGAGAAGCTCCTCGGGGATTTCGTACTGCTCGGCCTTGTTGCTCGTCTTGCCCATGATGTCGTCGATGAGTCGCTCCAGGGCCTTGCTTGCCGTCTTGTACTTGGCATGCTTGCCGTCCATCACCTTCTTGCCTTTGGCCTTGCCTTCGCCGTCCACGATGGGCACAGCGTACTTGGGGTACGCGGCCACGATGGGCAGCAGCGTGACCTTGATGGTGTCCCGATCCTTGCCCTTGAGCAGTTCCCTGGCCTGACTGATGGCCGCATCGTAGGCATGCACCGAGTCGAGTGCTTCGGTGATGATCGTGGTGATTGTCTTTGTGCTCATGGTTTCTCTCCTGGGTGATTGCGACAAATGTCGCAATGGGTTTGCGAAGGTCTAGCTCGATCCCTGTGAATCGAGCCCCTTCATATAAGGGGTCAACCCCCCTAAGCGGGGTCGGGCCGGATACTCGATTTCGGGGTATTTCGACCCCCACCTACCCCCCACCCCCCGATATTGAGGCGGCGACGACATCGTCACATGAACACTAATCCCCAACCGCA